GCGGCACCACGCACCCAGTGCGCCTTGCCGCTGTAGTCATCGTCTACCTCGACAATGGAATAGATCTCGCCTGTGCCGTCTTTGAAAGTGATGAAACGTATGACAGACTCATCATCGCCGAAAGTGACGGCCGTGTGAAAAATAGTGCTGTCACAAGCGGTGGCGGTGGCAGCGACTCGGCCGTACTTGGAGTGGTCACCGATCTTCATCGTCCTGTGCTCCTATTTGTCTGGTGAATGAAGAAGTCCCCGCCCGGCTGATGGGGGACTGATCTCGCCGAGCGGGGACTCGCGGCGCAGCCTGTTGGCCTCTGTCTGAGCTCTGCCCTTGACTGTGCCACATTGCCTTGAAATGCACTGCAAGCAGCTTGCCAATCACCCACCAAACGTAAGTGTCCGCAATCATTGATGGCGCAGTGCGGCGACATCGAGATCTGTGGAGCGCACCCTACAGACTGCAGACCACAACTGTTGACCACGCACTACATGGGTGTCGATGACCCAGGTTCGCAACTTTTTTCATAGCTATACAAATCAAGGACTTACGGAGGCCAACCCTAAGATCTCTGCACCGTCGAGACCTCGATTATTTCGAAATACGACTCATCTACCTAATATCCCTACGCAAAAGAGTCCTTTACCATAGCGCCGCCTTATGTTAGGATGGGATTGAGGCGACGTGGTAAGGTCGCCCCCATCCCACATAAGGTCACATAATCATTGACGAATCCCAGCAAATCAGACCCTCCAAGTGAAAATGCAGTGCGTCATTGGCCGTAAGCCCCTGAAAGTATTAGGGCCAGGTGCGCACCTTAATTCGTCAACGATCGCTTGCGCTTAGCGGCCTTGCCGCTGTCGATCTACGAGGATACAATCAGTGTATGCCCAGATCGAAAAAGCCGCCCCCGTCGCAGATCGCCGAGAAGCTTGACCTATTAGCTCAACAAGCTGGCGGCGAGGCAGCGCGGCGAGTGCGGAAACTTGCGGGCATCTCTCTAGTGGCTCAGTGTCGTCAGTATATTTCAGCTCTGCTGCCCGTTCTACTGGATATAGCGGTCAACGGCGAAGATCGTGACCGGCTGAGGGCCATCGAGATCTTGCTCGACAGGGGATACGGGAAGGCGCCGCAGATAGTCAACATAGTACAATCAGTAGATAGCGAGACGCTGCAGCAGATCGCCAGCGCGATCATCCAAAAGCGGGAGCTGGCGCCGGCGAGCACGCCGCAGATCGTCGAGGCGCGGTTGGCGAAGTCACGTCGCCAGTCGCCTAGGAAGAAGGGTAAGAAGTGAGTAAGGACAAGCTGATAGTGATCGTCCCCAAGATGCAGACAGCACCCCACGAAGGTAGACCCCCCCATGGGCCGCGGACACCCCCTAGGGTATCCGATCTGGGTCCCCCGAATCCAGGTTCCCAGGAGGAATGCAATCCTCGTATTATATCCAATATACTGGGTAGCGACGGGTTGCCGTTTAGCGTGCGCTCCTATGTCCCAGGGGACCGGAACCTGATTTTGCATAGCTGGATTCAGAATGCACAGCGCTTCAGCAGGCTGCGGGCGGGGTACGCTCGTGCGGCCGAAGAGCGGATCAAAGAGCTCCTGGGTGGGGCAGGAAGGTGCTTGGTCGCGTGCTCGCAGAGAGAGCCGGGGCGCGTTTTCGGCTGGGCAGTGGCACAGGGACCGGTGGGTGGGGGAGTGCTGCACTTCGTCTACGTCAAGCGCGCGCTGCGCCGTCAAGGCATCGGCAGGGCGTTGTTGCAGGCACTCGGTCTAGACAAGAGACCAGTATGCGTGTCACACTGGACATGGTCAGAGGAGCCCGACCCAGAACAATTCATCTATGTAGGATTTCCCTAAACTCGAGGAGAAGAATCGATGAAGCTCTTTCCGTTGAAGTCGGTCACGTTTGCTGACACCTGTCACGAGGCGGATCAGGACACTCGACAGTCGGTCACGTTCGGCATGCGTCGCAACGAGTCCAACCCAGACAAGCAAGTGTTCTACGCCACCGAAGAGGGCAACGTGATCGCGGCCTCGGTGCCGAAAGAGGATGGCATGAATCCACTCATCGTATTCGTGCCGGCCAGTCGCGTTCAGAACTTCAGGTACGCAGACGGCGTGACCCTCGCGCAGCTTGCTGCGATGGAAAATGCCCCCGCTATCGATTTTGGCCCAGTAACGGAAAGGCTGGATCGGCTGTCGATGGATGTGCGCGCATCGATGGGGAAGAAGCGGTGAAGCTCACCCTCCCAATAGCTCTCAGACGATGGCACGAGCTGATGTCCACGCAAGCAGTGCCAGGATCATACAATAGAGAAATAGACACCATCCGTCGCTACCTACTCTACTGTGGTAAGTGGCGCGACGTCTACGCTTATGACCACCCCAAGCAGGAATGTAATGAAGCCGGACTTTGACATACAGGAATTCGTCCAGGTCCTGGACCCAGAAGATGAGCAGCTGTTCCTCGAAGCAGCCAGGGATCGCGCCGGCTCATTCTTTGGATTCAAGACTCTAGAGGAGCTTGTCTGCTCGGAAGACGGCTTCGGGTTGGATGCCGACGGGACAGTCACAAATACCCAGCGTGCGATCCTTCGCATTCTCGAGGGGCGACCGCCCGGGAAGTTGGCTGATAGTGAAATTGTCAGAGATGCATTGGGCTACGGCGAGCTGCCAGATTTCACCGAGCCCCCGGCAGAAGTAGTCATCCTCGCCGCCGTACGCTCTGGTAAATCCCTGTTCGCTGCCGCGCGTGCTATCTGGGCATCACAGACGATCGATTTAGGCCCATGCAGGCGATCCCGTGACATTCCCAGATTCAGTATCCTCTCCCTGGAACGGGACAACGCGGTAGTCACGTTCTCACATCTGTTGGGAGCATTGCAGCAACCTCGACTTTCACACCTGAAGGTCTCCAGGAAGTCATTGAGCAAATGGCGAGAGATCATCGACGAGTCGGGTGCCGACATCATCGGGAACGTCTTCCTATGGCATCCAGAAGGCCGGCCGATCGAAATTCGTGTAGTCGCTGGCAAACGCGCCGGTGGCTCGCTTGTTTCCAGATGGCTGGCTGGCTTGTGCCTCGATGAAGCACCAAGAATGGTTGGTGCGGCAGAGGGAGTCATCAACTACGACGATGCTTATGACGCCGCGGTTGCCCGTATCCTTCCAGGTGGTCAGATAATGTCTATCGGTTCTCCATGGGCGGCCACTGGACCAATTTATAACAAACACGTCAAGCACTTTGGTAGGCCATCAAGGGACATTGTCATCATCAAAGCGACCGGGCCGGCCATGAATCCGACGTGGTGGACCCCGGACCGCTGCGAGAAGATCCGGCGACTGAACCCTCTCGTTTACAAGACTGACGTGCTGGCTGAGTTCGCGGACTCCGAAGAGCAGCTCTATCCGATGAAGGTCATCAAGGAGTGCACTCGCCTAGAACCGATGAGCATCCCATGGGACCGGCACTACGATTACATCGCGTGTATTGACCCAGCGACGCGCGTGAACGCTTGGGTGTTGGTGATCTTCAGCCGTCGAGGCAACAAGTTCAGGATGGTGTATGCCGATGAGTGGCGCGGCTCCCCGCTGGAGCCCCTGCGGCCCCGCCAAGTGCTCGCGGAGATCGCTCAGATTCTGCGTGGCGACGATGGCGACGACGAAGATCAAGGCTATCACCTGGATTGGTGCTACACAGATGAGTGGAGTGCGGAAGCTCTCCAGGATCTCGCAGAGGAATTTGGCATTTCGCTGGTGATTGAAGACTGGACCCAGAAAGAGAAGACTGACACGTTCACCTCGCTTGGCGTGTGGATGGCTGATGGGCGAGTGGAGCTGGCTCCCCATCCCCACATGGAACAAGACTTCAAACAAGTCCGTCGACGGGCGACGATGAAGGGTTTCAGCGTGCAGCTCGTCCAAACTCAGGATGGCAGGCACGCCGATTTTGCCAGTGCAGCGGCGCGCTGCCTGAAACAGCACCTGGAGGAGGAAATAGAGGATCCACCACAGGAGGGCACCAAGGAATGGTGGGACCAGCTGGAGAATGATATTCTAGAGCATGAAGTCGCCAAGAACTCATCAAGTGAGTGGTGGGCACATGGCGTCGTACCAGAAGAGGAGCTTTGGAGATGATCAGGGGTGTGAAAAGTGCTTGCGACTGTCCCCCGGACTATATCGGTTGCTGCGCACGGCCCGGTGGACCTGTACATGAATTCGGGATCTACGAATATGACGGGGAGATTGCCATAAAGCAGTATTTGGCAGACTCGTATGAGGTCAGGATAGGGATTGAAATTGCTCCAGGAGATACGTTGGTGACCATCCGCGAGCGTCTCATGGAAGTCGCGAAGGATCTCCATGAAGGATTAGTGAAGGAAGGAGTCCTAAAATGAAAATTCAGTCCAAGGCAGCTACCGATCAGTATCGTCAGGGGTTTGACCGTGTCTTCCCACACAGGGACTGTCCCCACCTGACTGTGATCTGGGATCCATCGACTTGTTACCTGATCTGCGCGAGTTGTGGGAAGCGCGTAAAGGATGGTAGGAGGGAAGAGTCATGTCGAAGATAAAAGGACGAAGTAGAGGCAAAGCAGTTAGTGCCAAAATCAGCAAGCTCGTGAAGAGGGAAGGCATGCCACAGAAGCAGGCTGTAGCGACAGCTCTCAGCATGAGCCGCGCCGGACGCTTGGGGCCAAAGGGTGGGTATCGCCGGAAGAAGAGGAAAGCGCGATGAGCTCCAAGGGCAAGCGCTGGGTCCTTCGTGAAGATGGCACCTGGGAAGAGGGCAAGGCTCAGCCCAAGTTGCTTCGCGAAGATCTCCGCAAGTTGCCCAGTCACTGGGTGACGGAGGAGACTGCTGATGGCTCCAAGATTCACGAAGTGGATCCCCCGCATGTGGTCGAGGCCATACGTGATGAGCTCGCAGAAGCAGAGACAGCAGAGCAGCCGAATACGTATACCTTGCAAGCCCTCATCGAGCTCGCAGATGCCCCACTAACCGATCCAGTAGTTCCCCTCAACCAGTGGCGCGTGGACGCAGTACGCTTGCGCGCGATCTTCGCTCTCATCGAGCGTGCAAATCTCTCAGCTTCCAGGAAGAAGCTTGTCGACCTCGAAGTGCGACATCTGCGATTCCCAATGGACAATGTCCACAAGTACGAGCTCCACCTCGGGAACCCACCAAGGAATAAGGAACTGCGCAAGCACGAGCGAGGACTGCAACTGTGGGTAGACCCATTCAATTGGCCACGCCAGCTGACCGAAAAGCTCAGAGAGGCAGGGGTCGACGTTCCGGAATTGGGAATGGAGAAGAGCCAATATCGTGAGTATCGTTTGAAACTCTCAGAAGCGAGGATGTTAGATGCGGGTCTCTGATCTCAAAAAGCTCAAGGAGCTCGGCGTGCGGCGTGCAGTCTTCGACGAGAGAGGGCAAGTGCGGGAAGTAGAGTTCATGGAGCAATCGCCGGATGCCGAGGTAATGGCTCAGTTGCAGGCCACGATCTCGAAGTGGGACAAGGAGTACGAAGAGTCAACACCGGAAGAGCGACGTGAGAGGCTCCAGTATGGGCATGCACAATGATTATCAGGACGAGAAGCCAGATCGAGCCTTGGTGGGACAGGAAACTCAAAGATCCACACTCGGAGCTATTCGCGCTCGTGCAGTGGCTCGTGAATGAGCAGGGATACTACGACGACGCCTTTGTGCACTTTTTGCGTATGTATAGCAACAGGGCAGCGGCGGCCGCCACTGGACGTTCATACTCGAGTGCTATGGATGGCGGAGAGCGCATCCGGCTGAACGTGACCAAGTCGGCTATCGACACTGCAGTCGCCACCATCGCCGCGGAGCGATCACGTCCATTGCACGCGACCAAGCGCGGAGACTTGGAAGCGCGCTCCAAAATGCGAAAGACCGATCAGTTCATCCTTGGAGCTTTCCTAGCGCTGCAACACTATCAAACGTCCTTGCAGATGTTCCTAGACGGAAGCATCTTTGGTTCTGGATTCGAGCGCATCGACCACGTCCGTGGTCAACTATTCATGGAGCGTGTGCCCACGACGGATGTCATCTTCGACGATGCCGAGTGCAAGTATGGCAAGCCTAGGATGCTGTACATCACCAGGGACGTGGACCGGGATTGGTTGGCTGACAAGTATCCAAAGAAGCGTGAGGAGATCAAGAACTCTGAGCGTCTGGCACGCAGCTTCATCGATCACGTAGGAAACACAGATCCCGTAACGGTGATCATGGCCTACCGGCTGCCAGAGTCCAAGACCACTCCTGGGAGATTCACCATCGCAGTCGATCAAGCAACGCTGGCAGATGGAGAGTGGCGCGACCCATTCCCATTGGTGAAGTGGGATGCCCAATGGCCCTTGTTTGGTTACCTAGGAATGGGGCTGGTCGAGGAGCTGTCGCCTATCCAAGTCGAGATCAATTACATCGCTCAGAAGATCCAGAAGCTCATGACACTGGCGACTTCGATGGTGTGGCTCCAGAAGGGCAGTGGAGTTGCCAACATCAACAATCGTGACATGGCCGTGCGAGAGTATAAAGGCAACCGGCCGCCGATCTTCCAAACGACCGCGTCCGTCTCCGCTGAGTATTTTCATCATCTGGATCGGCTGTACGCTCGTGCATTCGAGATCGTGGGTGTTTCACAGTTGGCTTCGCAGGGGGTCAAGCCAGCGGGGCTCGACTCCGGAGAAGCACTGCAGATCTACCATGACATCGGCACGCAGAGACACAAGCACACTGCGCAGCGCTGGGCCCAAGCGCAAGTAGATGCCGGCGAGCGCTTGATAGACGCCGGGGCTCGAGCTGCTAAAGCGGGTTATAAAGTGCGGATGCTCTCGGCTGACACGGATGGAGCCTCGGAGATCGATTTCAACGACATCTACATGCCCAGGGATTCGTACACGACCCAAGTGTTCCCTGCCAACCTGCTGCCAGAAGAGCCGGCCGGACGCATCGATGCGATGCTCAAGCTTGCGAATGTGTATCCAGCGCTTGGTCCGCACTTGATTGGGTTGTTGCGTGGGACTCCCGATGTTGATCATCTAGCTCGGTTGGCAACTGCTCCTCTGGAGCTCATCGAGAAGAAGATCGAGAACATGCTCGAGCGGGGACAGCCGGAATCCCCAGAGCCCCACATGAATTTCCAATTGACCTTGGATTGGGCAAGTAAGCATTTGGCACAAGCCCAGATCGACGATGTGCCCGAGGAGCGTTTAGACCTGGTGCGCAGCTTTATCGCGCAAACACAGGACAAGATCGTGCAGGCAGAGCAGGCCGCGATGCGACAGGCTCAGATGCAACAGATGGCAATGCAACAACCGGGACCAGGCATGGGGGCACAACCAGTCGGTGCTGCCCCTGCCGGTCCTCCGAACCTATGAGGTGAGTAATGGGTGACGAAGTTCTAATGGAAGCCTTGAAGAGCGTGCAGCACGCGAGTGAACCAGTGTCTGAGGAGACGCCTGTAACCACGCCGGAACCAGAGCCAGAAGCTGGAGCTGATGAAGGTGAGGGCAAGGCGAGCACGACTCCAGTATCGGAGGATGCCCCGGAAGCTCCAGAGCCGGATGCGACTCCAGAGATGCCCAAATCTGTATCTCAGGCATGGGCAGCTATCGAGGACAGGATGTCGCGCGCTGAGAAGCGTGAGCGGGAGTTGAAAAGTCGAGAGGCAGCTCTACAGAAGCACATCGAGCAAATCCAGGCCGGGAACGTCGAGCAGCAAAAGGCTGACTTCTTGACCGGGCTCAGGAAGGACCCACTGGGAATTCTGCAGGAAGCTGGAATCACCTTCCAGAATCTGGCAGAGCGCGTGATGACAGGTACGACACAGATGCCTCAGGAGGAGTCAACCCAGAATGGGAACTTGACTAGGGAAGATGTAGCCGCCATCGTCGCCGAGGCCTTGGACAAGCACAGTCAAGCTGCCAACCAACAAAGTTACGAATGGCAGTACCTGCAGCTCATCGATGGGGCGCTCGCCAAAGACGAGTACAAGCTCATGGCTTCCTTCCCAAACGCCAAGGACGAGGTCTACCAAGAGGCTATCCGTCTGTCGCAGGAAAAAGGGGAGGTGTTGCCGCCAGAAACCGTGATTGCTATACTGCAAGAGAGAAAGCGCGGCGACTTGAAGAAGCTCATGGACCTGGATGTAGTGAAATCCGCGCTGGGGCTGGGCAGTGACCAACCGAAGGCAGAGACAGAGCAACAGTCAGATGGAGAATCCGGAAGTGAACCGGCTAACAAGACACCAGAAACACTTGGGACTGAGGCCGGTATCACGTCGAAGCCAAACAAGCCAGAACCAGAACGAAGACTCACTGAGAACGAAGTCCTGGAACAGGCATTGAAGGCTATCAGGAGATAAACTACCGGCCTCCTAACGGAGGCTAGCAATGTCCAAGACTGCTGCTGTTTCGACCAGCATCACCAATTTCGATCCGGCCCTCAAGCAAATCTATCGCGGCCGGAACTTCCAGGAGATCCAGTACAGGAAACGGCCCCTCTACGGGGCCATGAACAAGTTCGAGGGCTTCGGTGGGCGCGACATGCCGATTCCGATCAAGTTCGGCAATCCACAGGGGCGCTCCAGGTCACTCGCCAAAGCCATGGCGAACGCCAGCGAGCTCAAGCTGGAGGACTTTGTCCTCACGCGCGTGCGGGATTACTGTGTCTCGTACATCGACGGCGAAGCAATCGCGGCAACTGCCTCGGACGACATGGCATTCCTGCGAGCCCTGAAGGGCAAAGCCGATGGTACTTTGACGTCGCTGTCCAACTCGATCGAGACCAAGCTCTTCCGGGGCGGGGATGGAACGGTCGCCCAGACGTCAGCGGCTGGCACGATCGGCACTCACACCGTCGGCCAGACCACCAGCAAGTTCGGGCTCGCCGAGCCAGAGGAAATCACCTGCTTCGAAGTGGGCATGGAGATTGCGGCCACAGCCGACCAGACGGTCACCACGAACCTGCGACACGCGTCTGATACAGTGACCATCACAGCGGTCGATCGCAGCGTCGGTGTGTGCACCACGAGTGCGGCCACTGACCTCAACACCGACTGCGGCTACGTGGATGAGGACTACGTGCTCATCGATGGCGACCGCGAGAATACGGACACCACGCTCGGGTGCTTGGCCGGACTCAATGCTTGGTTGCCAACAGCCACGCCGTCTGGCACCTACTTCGGCGTTACCCGCAGTGTCGACTCACGTCTCTACGGCCAGTACCATGATGGCACCAGTGGTCCCTTGGAGCAGAACCTCATCGAGGCGCAGTCCAAGGCGGCCCGCGAGGAAGAGTCACCGGAAAACTGCTTCATGCATCATGCTCAGTATCGCCAGTTGATTCTGGAGCTCGGAGCCAAGAAGGAGTATTCCCAGGTCATGGGACGAGATGGTTCCGGCGAGGCCACTGTTGGCTACCGCGCCGTGATCATCGAAGGAGACGGGGGCCCGATCAAGGTGGTAGCCGCCAATAAGTGCCCAGCGACAGCGGCCTACATGCTGTCGATGGACGGCTGGACCCTGAACACCATCGGACCAGCGGTGAACTGGGTCGATCTGGATGGTGTGTGGATTCTTCGCCGTGCGCAGGCCGATGGCTACGAGATGCGTGCCTACATGTACGGCAACGTCGGGAACAACTGCCCAATCGGGAATGTCAGGATTGGCCTGTCGAGCCCGAGCTGAGCATAACCAGGAAAGGGAGCGGGTGAACTCTGCTCCCCTTCCACTTTTGAAGGGAAAGAGGCAATGGGCATCATGAGGAATGTTCACCGAGGCTTCGGCTCGATCGGCCGCGACCGAGTCGTCGTCGAGGGAAGCTTTCGACCCAATGGCGCCACCGGAGTCGTCAGTGGGTCTCAAAAAGGTACTGGATGGAGTGTGGCACGCACGAGTGCTGGGCTCTACACGGTCACCTTCGAGGACTTCGGTTATCAACTGGACAGCTTCTTCTGCAGCCTGCGAGAAGCTGCCAAGACCCCGACCATCGTGCAGGCGGGTGATGTCAGCGTGGCCAACAAGACGGCCCAAATCCAAGTTCTGCAGGCAGCTACCGCTGCGGTGACTCCGTCAGCTGGCGTTATCCCTCTACCTCTCGGGGCTTTCCAGGAGCAAGATGGTACAGCTCTGGCGGACTTCTCGGCTGGACCGACCCCGGGATGGTCAGCCGGCGACGAGTCCGGCGGGATACGCTGGGGAGCACACGCCAATCCGGACCCTGTGAGCACTCAGATCGTGTGGCCAGCTGATGTGGATGTGGCGTTTGACGTCGTGTTGTATCTCTTGGCTGCCAAGACGGGAGCCACGGTAGGCGATGCCGTCGTTTGGGTCGTAGAAGCATTCAACACAGTGGACGGTGCGCTGTATGATGCCGATGCCGACTACGGTGGGGAGTCCACAGCCATGGTTGGCGATGCGACCGCCAAGACGGTCCAGGAAGTGGCCCTGGTCCTGTCAGCTGCCGACTTACCGGCCGCCACACCCTCGGCAACGACGCTGACCATTCAACCGAAAGATGGCACCTTGGGAACTGACGACGTGATCCTTCTGGGGGCTTGGCTGAAATACATCAGGGAGGCCCCAACAACTACCGGTCAGGTCTTCTCGGCGACTGACTTGGCTGCTGATGCAGACAACGTCGTCAACTTCCTCGCCGTCTTCAAGAACACCAGAATCAAGAACGAGAAGTAAGGAGAGCAAACATGCCTAAGATCGTCAGGAACGTGAAGCAGCTGCGAGCCAAACCAGCCAAGAAGAAGCCGAAGAAGCCCAGGAGCCCGGCGATCTTGCGGACCATCATGAGATCCCGCAAGTCCATGCGCAAGTAACCTGAGGAGCCAGTCATGCCGAATGATGTTACCACAGCTACTATGTGGGCCCGCTCGTTGGACCTTGCCGACATGACTGGCTCTGGGTTCCCAGACGCCACCAGGCAGCTCGACATCCAAAATGAGGGGCTCAGCGAGCTTTACGAGATCCTCGTGGAGAGTCACGAAGACTATGTGACCAAAGAGAGCTCGGAGATCAGTATCGTGTCAGGAACCGAGTCCTACTCGTTACCAACAGATTTCCAGAAGGCCATTCAGGTGTTCCTACATCGCAGCGAACGACGGTACCTGATGGATCATTTCGAGCTGTCTGAGTTGGATGGCTACAAGGTCACCCCGATAGACTCCGGGACTGTGAAGCTGTTCTACGTCCCGGAGCTATCACTGTTCACGAATGCAACCACTGATAAAGTCTCGGACAAAATTCCCTCGCTGCCCATAGGGTGGGAGCGCCTCATTGTCTTACACACCGCAGCTCATTTGCTACAGCGCGAGGAGTCATTCGAGGCTGCACAACTCGTGATGGCGCAGAAGGCTCAAGAGGCTCAGCGCATCAGGGACCTAGCCGAGCAGCGCACATATGAGGGGAATTCAGTCGCAGACTACTCCAACCGTTGGAGCTATGCCGGGTTGGATTCAGATCGCGTGCAAGGCACTTTCCGTTATAGGATACTGGGGGAGAACATCCACTTTTCACAGATCGAGCCCTGGGGCTTCTAAGGAGACATCATGCCGAGCATGGAAGGAAAACAGGTTGCTGTCAGAGTACAGTTGGAGTTTGACCCGACTGTCGAGGACTCGAAGGACGCCGGGGCGTACCCACTCAAGTGGGACTTGCCGGATTGGTTGTTGGATTACAAGCTCGCCGCGGGGGCGCGCACGAGGATGGTGGAATCGGATTTGGCAGCTACCACCGGGGGGCTCAGTGACGATCTGAGTGGGTTGACGGCGCTGGACGCTGTGATCATCCACAATCCAATCGAGAACGCCAACTACGTAGACACCACCTTCCGCTCAGCCGCGAATGGGGCCAACGACAACATAGTCCGGGTGTATCCGGGGAAGACAGTCGTGTTGCCGGACGTGACCAAAACCACAGCACTCACTCACACGGCCAACACGGCGACCACCACGATCATGCGGTGGTACATCGGTTACTGATGTGTCCACTATCGTTGCCAGATTCCAACGGGCCTCTGGGGATTCCGTAGAGGAGCAACTCAGGGTTCTACAAGAGAACTTGGAGCGCTTCACTACTGAGATCAACCAGTCCGCCCCCGGAGGAGGGATCTGGGTCTACGATAACTCCACAGCCATCGCTCTGAGCTCTAGTTGGGTCAAGGTCAACACATTCGAGGAGGCTAGTGACAGCGATGGGGTCACCCCAGATGTGGCTGGCAACCGGCTGGTCATCAAAAAGCCTGGTGTGTACTTCATCAACGTCTTCACCTCTATAGCTCTGAGTGCTTCTTTGAGGACAGTAGACCTTGGGGTATTTCGTAGTGATGGGCAAGCTCAAGATGTAGAGCTCACCGGTAGTCACTTCGTCTCGTCTGGGGGGACCGGGGACCGAGGTTCATGCTGTCTTGGTGGGCCAATCCGGGTAAATGCCGGAGATGCTCTGGAACTATTCGCTCGTAGTCTATCCGGTGCAGTGAACCTCACCATGGTACATGCCAACTTCTCAGCTGAGTGGAGGAGACCCTGATATGCCAGTCGAAACCATTGACATCCCATTCACTGGGGGAATTGACCAGGAGATCGCCGAGAAGATATTGCCAATCGATGGGCGTTTGTCCGATCTGAAAGAGGCGGACATAGACGAGATCGGGAAGCTGCACAGCCGGACAGGCTTGAACACCAACTTCGGCAATGCCGTGCAGGAGGCCCGCGGTTTCGTCCGGCCATTCTCCCACGGCAAGAAGCTACTCCGAGCCCTCCCGGACAGGATCGACATCTACGAACAATCAGGGTCATACCCACGCATAAGGACAGTGTCTGATCGCTTCTGTGGGATGAGACTGACGACGGAAGATATCTCCGGCGTTTCCACTCAAGAGAATAGCCCAGACGATAGATATGTCGACGTAGCTGTCCAGGGTAATTACTACGTCGTGACGGTGGGTGCCTATTTCTACGTGCTGGACAAAGAGGACTATCGGGTCGTTCAGGGACCAACTGCCATTGCCAGCACTGGGACTGTGGCACCATGGGCAGCTGTGATCCCTGTGGAGGCTGCCAACTACGTCGCCATTCTCTACTCGTTGGATACCTCCAACGACCTGCGCATGCGCCTCTTGAATCTGAGCAATCCATACGGCAGTGGGTCGGATGGAGTTTTGGTCGCTGGGGACATCATTGCCACAGCCCCGAAACATATCCAAGCGATTCGGATGCATGATTTATTAATCGATCAGTTCGCTGTGGCCTATAAAGACACAGCTAGCGACCTGAAGATTCGAGTGTTTGACCGACTGGGCAATGAGTACACTGGTAGCCCGATCACTGTGTCTGGGACTGTGCAAAGCATTGGGCTCGGAAGTGTGTATATCGGGGGCTCTACGGAGAAGATCTACTGCGGTTGGGGGGATCTTATTGGTGGAGTATATCAGGTCCGCAGGCTCGTACTGGAATTGGGTCCAGTCTCTGTCTCAGTCTCACTGGCGGACGCATTAGTGAAAGACCATGGAGCAGTAGCTGGACTAGGGGCAATAACTTTCACGGAGAGAACCACTGCCAGTATGCTCATGTACTGGAACTACATCGAGGGTCTCAGCGGGGCTCCATCATTGGCGGTCTCAAACCCATTGTGGAACAGCCTCATCTATCAGAACGGTGGCATAAGCACCCCGGAAGAAATCTGTGGTGCGCTGACGATTCTCTCTCAGCCAGTACATTTGTACAATAACGTTGACGACAACGACAATGACATCTTCTTCCTGGGGAAAACGGAGCAGGTTGCCAACGAGTGTTACTTTGTGGCTCGGCATAGCGGTGGCGATGGAGAGCTCGACATCGTTGGTCGGTTCTATATTGGACGAGGCCACGATGAATGGTTGACGCGCCCGGTAGCAGTAATACCAGCATCTGAGGATTCACCAGGGAGCTTCAAATTCTTCGTCCCGCGCAAGGATGTCAGTCCGGGAGCCGGAACGGACTATAGCGCATTGGTGTACTCTGGTAGACGTTACATTTCTAGATCGCACGCAGGCAATTACGATGTCTGGGGGTTGAGTGTGGGGGAGGCTGACATAGAGAAGCTTGGCAACATCATCCAAGTGCACAACACGACGGTGATTGCCGGTGGGCAGTTGTGGGACTTTGACGGCGTGCAAGTCGTTGAGCATGGCTTCCATTACTTCCCTGGAATCGGTACCACAGTGGCTGGCAGCGGGAGTGGACATAAGCTATCCAATGGAGACTACAAATTCAGGGCTACCTACGAATGGTATGACAGTTTGGGTCGTCGCTACGAGTCTGCACCCTCGGACATTGCCGAAGCTACCGGGGTAACTGCTGGACAGAAAGTCGACGTGCTAATAGTCCCATTAGAGCTCACGCATAAAGATAACGTGTACGTGAACTTCTACCGTACCGTTGCCGGTGGAGATACCTTCTACCTTGAGCAGCGAGCTGCAAACGCACCTGGGGTTTCTATGGCGTTTGTTGGTGGGAGCTGGACATTGGGGCTGAGTGATACTGACCTGATAAAGCAGCGTGTGTTGTACACGAGCAACAACGAAGTCGATCACATTGCTCCACCAGCTTGTCATGCAGTAACAGAGCACGAGAACCGCCTGGTGATCTGTGACCATGAAGGGAAGATCCGCTATTCAAAAACACACGTGGAAGACCGTGGAGTGCAGTTCAACGACGCGGCATGGAAGATTCTCCCCAGCGCCTCTGGTAAGCCTCAGACCCTGGCATCGATGGGAGGTCAACTGTGCGTGTTCGCAGAGTCGGGGATCTTCCGTCTCTATGGTGATGGTCCCTCAAACATCGGGATCGGGGACTTCGTCGGCCCGGTGGAGATGAGCAGCGCAGTTGGAGCGCTGGCTGAGACACATGCACATACCTGGTCAGGAGGGATAGCCTTCGTAGGGTCTGACAGTGTCCCATGGAACATAGACCGAGGATTTGCCATCAAACGTATCGGCAGCCGGATTCAGAGGTCCATCGAAGGGGCCTCGTTTGGGAGATTCATCGAGCACCCAACGAAGCCATACCTATGCTTGGCGACTACAGCTGGCACATTCATCTGGCACAGAGAGACTGGTAATTGGGTCAACTACATAACGCCAGGCTCCTGGACTCTTCATCAGACTGACCTATGTACCTGGAATAGGTACCTGGTGGTCAGCAGGGTAGAGGAAAGCTTCAACATCCAGTATTCAACAGTGGTCCAGGACGGTGGTGGCAGGGAAGGTGACCTGGAGGTTCTCACCGGATGGATACGCCCTGGACGACTCAACGGCTTCATGCGCCTGAAGTGGCTCTATGTACTGGGAGAGTACGTGGGGACCGGTGGGTATGAGACGATTACTGTCGAGTTGCAGTATGATGATGGGACTAGTGAGAGCTTCTCGAAGTTGTGGACAGCATCCGACGAGCCTTATGTCCTACGGATGAAGCCGGCCAGACAGAAGGCAAGTGCCTTCCGAGTGAAGATCTCCTACGGATTCGAGGGGGCCCCGGATGCCATTCTCTATGGCATCAGTCTCATGGTACAATTGAAGAGCAAGTACCCACTCAAGGGTGCAAAGACTTTATGAGGTGATTTCATGCCCTTGCCAGTAGCAGCACTCGCAGTACCAGCCGCCATAGGCGCCGCAGGAAGCATCGGATCGGCCATCGCTGGCAGAAAGGCCGGCGAGAAGGGTTATGGTTCGTACAAACAGAGCAAGCTAGGGGCCAAGCAGTACGTGACCGCTCCTGGGACCACTATGGGTGTCGGGTCGTTCATGGATCCCAACATCACCGGTGGGCAGGACTACCTGACCCAGATGCTCATGGGGCAGATGCAGGGGATGGCCCCCTCGCCGGCTCAGATGATGCTCCAAGGCGGGCTCGAGGACATCCGTGGGCAGATTGCCAGCAACGTCGCCGGCTCGAGTGGATCGAACCAAGCATTTGCCCAGCGCCAAGGCATGCAACAAGCATCTACAGCCGGAACAGAGATGGCCCGTCAGATGGGCATTCTCCGAGCTCAGGAGCAGGAAGCCGCGCGCCAGCAGTTCTTGGCACTTCTCGCGCAACGTCTGCAGGGATCTCTTGGCCTAGAAGGGATCGCTGCCCAGAACTACGCGACAGCGATGGGATCACAGCGAGGAGCCAACATTCCTGGACAGACCAGAGCTGCAAACATCGGGAACATGTTCCAGGGGCTGGGCACGATGGCTACCGGCATCGGCGCGCTGGCAGCTGGGGGCGGTGGAGGCAGAGGGGTGCCCTCTATGACTAGCCTCCCAAGCAGCATGCAGTCGATCAACGTGCCGATCCCTGGAGCATGAGATGGGTAAAGAAGCCGCCAGGAAAGCTTTGCTGGACATGTACATGCCTCATTTGCGCAGTGCACTTGGGAAGCTGAAGCCCAAAGGTGACATCAAAGCCAACATCCTACAGGAGGAGATCCTGAAGGCAGCGAAGGTGGATAGCGAGTTATCGTGGGTGATGCATGATTTGACACCACAGGAATTGGCAGCGATCACCACGTTCAGGAAATCTAGCCATGGCTAAAAAGCGTAGGACAGTCCAGTCTGGAGCCGTAGTACCGATTGCGCCAACATCCCTGGAGGAGCTCACTCCAGAAGCATACATGCAAGCTCTAGCTGCCAGGGAAGGGGGCCAGCCAGCGGAGATGTTGGCCCGAGCAGAACGCGAAAACGTGATTTTGCCTGGCGTTGTCAGTGGGAAACCGTCCACGTCCATCATCGCTCAGGAACTGCAGAGGATGGGCGAGGAGGCCGGTCAGGGCGTTCCGACAGAAGTGACCAGGCTCCCAAGCTCCGGGGAGGAGACTACTCCCACTGAGGGTCCTACCCCAGTGGCGCTCCCCCAGCACCTAATGGCCGGTGGAGGTGCTGCCGGTCGTATCTCGAGGCTCGGGCAGCGAATGGGGCAGCTGCCGGGAGAGTACGAACAGGCCGCCGAGTCCTATCAGGAATTCCAACGCGCGGCCGAGGAAGACGTTGCTGCCCGGGCAGAGGAACGATTGTGGCGGCAGGCAATGGTCCAGGAAGCTTCCAACGCCGCTGTGCAAGCCGCTGCCCAACAGATAGGTCAGGAAGCTGCCATTGGTGACATCATCGAGGGCGCCCAGGCCAAGATGGCGGCTCAGCAGGAGAAGCTCGCTCAGTTGCAGCAAGAATACGACGAGATGCAGCCAGGTGAGATCGATCCCCTTGGTCGCTTCGGCGAGACTGGACCAAAGGTCATGGCAGCTCTCGGCATCATCTTCGGGGGGCTTGGCTCTATGTTCACTGGAGGACCTAATCAGGCCCTGGACATGGTCTTGAATATCGCTGAGAGCGATGTAGGCCGCGAGCAGGAAGAGCGCGCTGCCAAACGCCGGGCCCTTGGGGAGCGCTGGTCACGCCAGATGGAGTACATGGACCGGGTGCGACAAATGGGGGAAGACGAGATCGAGGGCAAGCTCCTGCAGCGCCGCGAGATCATGGCCGCCTTGGATATGAAGCTGCAGCAAATAGAGGGCACATCGGCGACTCAGGAGAAAATGCTGCAAGCCCAGGGATTGCGTACCGCTCTCGTCATGAAACAGAACGAGAACGAGTTTGCGCTCAAGCAGCACAAGCTGAAGTTGGAAGCCGATGCACTAGGGTCACGTATACAGGCAGAGAGTGCCGCAGATGTCGCACGCCGCGGGTGGGCCACCATGCGGGCCAGTCAGGCTCCCAGTGTTGGAGGAAGGCCACTACCCCCAGCGATGGCTGAACGGATGGGTAGCGCAGGAGCATTCAAGGCCACCATCGACGAAGCAAGAAAGCTTTTCTCCAACATAGGTGGAGAAGCTTACGTCGGGGCTGGAGTTGTTCCATTCGCCGAGACCGAGGCCAAAGTTTACGAGGCGAAGAAGAAGGGCCTAGCGCAGCGTTTGGCCAGAGCTGAACAAGGGGCTCGCCCATCGGACATCGACGTGCAGATGAACCTAGAGAGGATGCCAAACCCGACGAGCTCAGCCAAATTGGGGAAGCGCCTGCTCCGTGAGCTAGAGAAAGAAGGTGTCCAGAAAATGGCCTCTGAGATCGTGTCTCACATGCGGTCTGGGTATGATGTTAGTAGGCATTATGCCGAATTTGCTAATACTTATGGTATGACCCCCGAAGAGTATCTGAAGGATCCCGACAAGTTGAGCTTCGGTGAATGGATGAAGGGGGTTGAGTCTCAGGGGCCACAAGGGTCCTGGTGATCAAGCATGGCAACTGGGCTGTTCAAGGATCCCACCGGAAAGATAGTCAGGCTGGAACTGACTGAGGACCAACTGCGTTCGGCGTACGAGAGCGGCTACACCCCATTCACGCACGACGATCTAGTCCAGGAGCAGTACGGTGGCCTCAGGGGCCAGCTGCTCACAGGCCTCACCGGTGTAGCGAAGGGAGCTTCCCTTGGTGCCTCAGATGCCCTTCTAGCAGGCCAGGGCGAGGGCGTTCGACAGGTCCTCACCAACCTGAGGCAGGCAAACCCAGGAACCGCGCTTTTGTCCGAAATCGGTGGGATGATCGGTGGTACGCTACTTACCAAAAAGGTGCCTACTCCTGCGGGATTGGCGTCCAGTATCGGATCCAGAGCTGCAGCAAGCGCTGAGGGCACTGTGCTGCGCGCTTTCACCAAGCCTGGGGTATGGGGCCGTACAGCCGCCAAAATCGCCGGAGAAGCCGCCAGGGGAGGCGTGGAGGGCAGTATTTTTGGGGCCGGCGCCGGACTCAGTGAAGCTGCCCTTGGGGACCCAGAGAGGGTTGGAGAGCTCGTAGTTGCCGGGGCCCTGGAGGGAACGGCGTTTGGCGGATTGCTAGGAGGGGCAGTCGGTGCCATTGGAGGTCTCGGTGGGGCAGTGAAGGGAAAGATCGCCGATCGCATCTCCAAGCGCGCTGCTGTGGAAAGTGAGCAGTATGCTGCGGTACTGCGTGTCCTCAAAGAGATGGGAGTCTCTGAGACGAAAGCGGGCAAGCTGGTTGCACGTAAAGGTGGACGGCTCATGGAGGATATCCGCTGGCTCCTGATGGAAGCTCCGGCTGTTGATGTCGGAGAAGATGTCATGCAGCCCGTCTTGACCCAGGGAGTCAAGGATGTGGGCGAGGCCGCCGAGCGCTTGGCGATGGCTTGGCAGGGAGCTGGCCAGGAAATTGAAGGCTTGAAGTCCTACATGCGTCGAGCCGCCAAGGAGTTTCGTCTCAGTGAACGCGAGTTGACGACACCTGGCTATACCAGATTCCAGGAAGTCTACGAGCCCGGAGAAGCAGCGGCCAGGAAAGCGTTCACCGAGGCAGAAACCGGAGTCGGAAGAAGGCCAGTGACCGCCCAGATGAAGTACAGGGTGGAGCCTGAATTCACTCCCACGCCACGGATCAGCAAGCTCAAGCCGTATTTCTCGAGAGGGGAGCTGGCGGCCGAATTTGAGACTATCCTGCGCAGGGAAGCCCCGGAAGCTATTGCTGGGCAGGATGCAGCTACGCTCTGGGATAATCTGGAAGCAATGGTTATCCGCGTTCGTAAAGGAGAAGGGGCTGCCGGCAAGAGAGCAAAATACTACGACTTCACACACCTGCAAGGGTTCAAGCAGGAGATAAAGGGCAGAGACTTCGTGGAGCTGCAGTTGCGTCGTTTCCTTGCCGACAAGCAAGAACAACTCGTGCGAAATGTTGGCGGGGAGAAGCTGCTCCAGGGGTACCGCTTGAACAAGCGCATCTATCGGGCGAGCCGGGATCTGGCTGACCAAATGGGTATTCGCAAGATTCTCGAGGGTGAGGGGGTATTCAAGAAGGCTGCCAAGCGCGCGGGCAGGCACGCTGCGAATGCTGCTGTTTGGCGAATGGTTTACAAGGGCGGGCTAGATCCGAAAGCCATGGCTCAGATGGGCATCTTTGGACTGCCTGTATTCCTCGCAGTCGAAGGCGCTCAGAAGTTCGCTGGCGCTTGGAAACCTCCACTGGCGCGTGCCTACGGCAAGCTGCAAAAGATGAGCACGCTGGGTGCTATGCAAACGCGCGTCGACGGATTCCACCAGAAGTTCAGGGGTGCCATACAGGAGGCCATCAAAGGAAGCCGTAGAGCTCTGACGTACGGCTACGTCGTTAGTCGCATGACCGGGGAGAAGGACCGACAGAAGGCCCTCAACAAGTACCGAGCGAGCATCACGCGACTGGCCACTGATCCAAATGCTCTACTCGATGCAGTAACGGCTTCCGTGGCCTCCTTTGCTGATGATGCGCCACAGATTGCCACACACTCGGCCGCGACCATCGGCCGCGCCGTGCGCTTTGCACAATCAGTCTTGCCCCCAACAGATACTGTGAGTCATCTGCATTCTCAGTTTGGCGAAGACGTATATTCAGACAGTGTGCTGGCGCGCATGGATCGCGTCTTGGGCGCCATTGGAGATCCCGTAACAGCCATCCGGCGTATCGCGTCTGGAGTTGCAACACCCGAGGAGATAGAAGCACTCAGGCAAGTGCACCCACAGCTGATGATGATCGCCGGGCAGATGCTCAGCGAGGCCATCGCCGATCTCGGACGCCCACTCACCTGGCGAGAGAGCTTGCGCCTGTCACCCTTCCTGGGCTCAGTGGGCCATGCTATGCTCAAGCCGATGAACATGGCCGTTAACCAGAGAATCTACCAGACCCCAGAGACCCAAAGTGAGCCAGCAATGAGCAGGCCCTCGGCGCTGGCTAAGGAACGAGATACGTCGCTGTCATACCAGACTGCGACCCAGAGATTGGAGAACCCGAGATGAAGAACTTTCTGTTCGGTATGATCCTCCTGGCGCTCTGCGCCGTTGTCTACAACGCTTCTGCAGGACCGAATGAGTCCCTTGGCTACCATGAGGGCGTGGGGTTGGATGCTGTGGCACTCAACGGTGCCGCTGCCACGCGCACGTTCGAGGTCGACACGCGGCGCTATATCTACGGAGCTGTGACATTCTGGATCTCGTTTGACTACACGGCGAACGCCGGTGTTATCTCGCTGATATGTACCGGGGGACCGGACGACGATGACAACGATTACACTCTCACCGTCTGTGACTCGACATCTATCGAGGGAGAATGCGCCGCTAAATCATCCGGCATCTTCCGTTCTGAAGGCTCGCTGAGCGCTGATACGAAATGGGACGCGCGTATGGAGATCAAAGGCGCGAAGTCGCTGTCCTGCATTGGCTCTCATGGAGGAAGTCCCGGGGCGACTGACAAGCTCACCGTGAAATACATACTGGCGGAGGACTGAGATGTCTTTTTGGAAAAGCCTGGCTCTGTTCCTGGTGTGTTTCTGCATACTGGCAACCATCATCAGCACTACCCAAGCCCGCTATCCAGAGCGCTTCCCTGACAAAAGCGTTGTTGGGCAGGCCAATCACGCCGATGATGCCCCAGTGTGCTGGGGCGACGACGACGATCTATGCATAGAATGGGACACGGATGGATCACCGGATGGAGGTAGGATCACTCAAAAAGACTGCGATGGATCACCATGCGATCCGCTAGAATTTTACAAGGACGCTGGGGCCAATGTGATTGCGATGAGGGCATCGTCAGTGACTAACCCAGACGCTAAGATGACGTTTGGGCCGCCGGTAGCATCTAGTTACTCTTTAGGTGCAAATGACTCGCATTTTACTGGCGACAAGTTTGAGGTTGATGGGGAGGCCCGTTTCGATAGTAGAGTTTTGTTGGTAGAAACCGCTATACAGGATAATAAAGGATTCATAAATCTATCTCATGGTGGATATCCTGGATTGTACCCTTATGTAACATTCCCATCAGCCGAGGCATCTATTATAGCATTACCTCCGGAATCAAACATACTCTATATAGTAAAATCAACGGATATATATTACGCTTGGACAATGTCGCAACAATCATCTCCTACTGTAGTTGTTCAAAACGATTCCTCCGATGAAGGACAAAGAGCAATATTGACATGGAACCGCCTCGCCCTCGGCGGCGACGGAGGCGGCTACGGCTGTATCAACCAAACCATATCCTACGCGGATTTCGTGGACGGCGGTGGTGCATCCGGAACGCTCGTGCTAGATGAAGGCATTCCTGACGGTGCGGTTGTGCAGCGCGCGATCCTGCACAGCTTGACTGGGTTCACCGGTGATGTGTCTGCATTTGTACAGATAGGAGATGGCACGGATGTAGATCGATACAGTACGGGAACACCTAGTGTCTTCACCACTAATCCGAGCGGGTGCGAGCTCAGAGAACCATCAGGTACAGCCTGGCACGACGATGCCAAAAGTGTCACGGTGACGATCACGAGTAATGCCGATTTCACATCCGTGTCAGCTGGAGCAGCAACCGTAGCTATCTGTTACTGGACACCATAAAGGAGGGTTTGACATGACGAGTAAAATCATCGCATTGATTTCTGGTCTATTGCTCGGCAGTATCGCAGCCAGTGTCCCGAAGACGTTTACCAAGACCGTGAACAACAGCAATCAGCAAGTCATCGACTTCTGGTCCAAGGTCGAGAACGTGACCTGCAGCGACTTCGACACTGAATATGGAAAGACACCAGGAACCTGCGCGACTATGATGGATCCCTGCATCGACAGGACCGTGGTCAGCGCGACATGCAACACAGATACCGGCAAGACTGTCTTCACCGTGACCTATGATCCGCCTGGACAGTTTGAAGTAACCGTTCCCTAAACTGCCCTGGGGGGAGGAAAGGCAGTGCAGTCCATGACTGCCAAATCGAAAAAGCCTTGGTACGTAGTCACTGCAGGCTCCATTGGGGCCATCATTGCGGTCATCACTCTGTTTGGTATGCTCGGCTGGGTGCTTCCCTGGAAGGCTGCAGCCAAGAGCGAAGTGACAGAGCTGCGCGAAATGGTGATCGAGATCAATGGCAAGCTCGATGCATTGCTGAAAGATGGAGGTATTCATTATGTCCCTGCACGTAGAAAATTTGATCGAAGTCCCCACCCCGGGCGGGGCGAAAGAGAAGAGCCGAGACCTGAGTGATCTCGAATACATCGTGCTGCACCGGATGGGCTGGAACGGGCGCGATCAGTGGTTAAGGCGTGGATACCCAGACAACATCGTCGGGGTGAGGAACTTCTACCGAAGTGAGATTGGGCTATCTCTACCGTACACCTTCGTCGTCACGTCCAATGGTGAGGTGCAACAGGGATGGCCAGTGACCCACGTCTCTCCACATGCGAAGCGCTTCAACGTGTCTGGGATCGGTGTTGCGCTCCTGGGGGACTTCCGGACGCGAGTGCCCCCCGATCGCCAACTGTGGGCCGCTGAGGACTTGGCAGCTGCCCTACTCATCGTATGGCCTCACCTCAAGATCGTGGCTCATGATGAGCTCGGTCCTGGCGCAACTTCCACACCCGGCAAGCAGTGTCCCGGTCCAATGTTCAACATCAGGGGTTTCCGGGAGCGTGTTCGCCGGCTACAATATGAGCATGGAGCCAGAAACCTTTTGCAGATTGGAGTCACGATATGAATCCGCTACCGAGTGATGGATGGAAAAGCCGCAAGGTCATCATCGGGATTACCGTGTTCGCAGTGATGGCTGTTGGTGGGTTTGCCTGCATGTTACTGGAAGCTCCTGGCGAGGCAAGCACGCCAATCGCCACCTTCGACCAGTGGGCTGGACTGATGAAGTTCACCGTACCCGGGGTACTCGTACCCCTATTTGGAGCTCTGGGAGTGGACAAGATCGCGGAGGCCAAGCGTGAGTGAAGTAGTTGGTTGGATCGCTGGCATTCTGGGCGTGTTGTTCGGGGTCGGAGCTATTCTGCATACGAAGAAAGTACAGAGCGACAGACAGCGCGCCGAGCGGGATGCTTTCGAGGCCAAGAAGGCCCACCTGAATGCACGACTCGAGGCAATCCGTAAGGACTCAGAGCGCCAAGCCGCCGAGGCCCAGATAGCAGCGTTGCGAGAAAACGAGGAGATCCGGAATGATGTCCGTAGTAACCCCCCTGGTTCTGTTGTTAGCCGCTGGAATGCTGGAGGCCGACGAGCTACTTCTGGAGATGGACAAGAGCCTGGAGATTCTGGAGCGGCCTGACAAAGCCCCAAATGTGCCTGCGTGGCCACCTGACCTCCCTGATCCATTCACCATGCAGCCTGGAGATACCCTGGAGGGAAACCTCCCAGCCACCTGCTATCCATACCCGACCGACTTCGTCCTGGAGTACCATCTACAGCATTGGGAATCCTATCCAGGCCGCTGCCAACGGAAGATGAATGCTCTGGGCAGCCAACTAGAGGATTCCCTCGCGTTCTGCCATGCTGCCATTGATGATTTAGAAAGCAGCTGCGTGAGCGACGTCGAGGAGCCCGATCCGTTCTGGGATCACGTGATTCTGTCACTGGGATTGGCTGGCGCTGCCGTCGGTGGGATCGTGCTCGGGTATGCTATCGCCGTTGCGACTCATTGAACTTCTTGATCTCATCCCTTACATCTAAAGGCCACACGAAGAATCTCCCCCATGCAGCCTTCCCGTACCCAAATAAGTAGATCATCGTGCTCCACATGACTCTGTTAGTCGGGGTGCCATCCGGCATCAGGAAGTTGATTCGACTGTTGGGCACGAGTATCATGCCGTGGATTGCATATTTGTGGAACCACTCTTGGGAGCACCCAGCTAATCCAACGATGCAAGATCTCCTTTTGTGATCAGCCCATTCCAGATAACCCTTGTGCATCCACTTGCCCATCTGGGCAAACGGAGGATTGCAGAATGCACCATCCATCCATGGCTGCTCCAGACCATCTTCCTTCTCGGTCCAAAAATGCTTGCACAAGGCATTTTTCTTGTCAGCCGCCGCGTCTAACTGGAACGGGCCGTACCTGTAATTCAACATCTCGAACAGCCACGGTGGCGTTCTCATTTCTTGGTTGCCTGGCATTTCTTTTTCCTTTCCTTCTTTCTCACTTCCCTCATCGCCTTCGCCACTCCCTTCTCTAGTGGCAAGCTTCTATCTACACTCACACAATCAGCCCAATTCTTTCCGATCTTCAACCCAATGGTGAACTTCGCTGTGTTCCCTCCAAGCGTGACATCCTTCTCCATGTGCTTCACCAGCAACCCAGCCAGCTTTACTGGATCTTCCCCTCCGAGCACTAGCTCATCGTGTACTTGCGCCAGTATGCCCTCGGTCTCCCAATTCAAGACATCCGAGATGGGTTTCACCACTGGATTGATGAGGTCTGCCGCAGAGTGCTGCACTGGGAGGTTGTAGCACTCGGTTGGCTTCACACGCTGGTAAATCGGCAATCGATGACCACTGATAGGAGCTTCAATATATCGCTCGCGGTAGGCCGTTCTGATTAGTCCATCGTGCCAAGTAGGGATCTCGTGTAGGGCTTCCGTGAGTGCTTCATCGAAACGGATGCACTGGGCAAGCGTGGTTTCGGCAAAGCCGTCGTTGACCAGTGTTTGTTGCATAGTTCTGGGATCAGCTCCATAGCACCAGCCGTATTCCACTGGCTTGGTGACATTGCGCTCACCTCCGGTGACTTCTCCAGGGTCTTTTCGGTAGGGAAAGATGATCATGGCGACCATCCTGTGCACATCTTTCTTCTGCTCGAACCATTCCAACAGAAGCTGGCAGCCAGATAGGAGCGCAATGATCTTGATCTCGAGTTGGTCGTAGTCCCCTCTGACAATCCAGCCCTTCCTACTAGGGGGGATATACATATCTCGAAGGCCGGCCACCCTGATCACTTCAACAACTTCTCCAGTCCTCCTATTCAGTCTACGGTCGATGACTGGCAAAGGTATGTTCATCAAGTTCGGGGAGGCACTCCAGCGGAATGTGCGTGCTCCGGTGACACGCCACGTGACATGGACACAACCTGTTCTTGAATCTATGAGTTTTATTGGATCGCAGTAGGTATCACGTAATTTAGCATACTGGCGGTACCTATCGAGCCCACGCGCCATGACGACGACCAGGGGGTTGTCATGGGTCTTGAGTTCAGCTAGCACACTCTTGTCCAGGGAAGGCTCCTCGGTGAGCTGACTCCACTTGGTCGGGCGCACGCGCAACTTGTCGAATACTAGCTTGCGCAGATGTGCTTGGGATGCTGGATTGAACGTGCGGCCCCACACTGGCCAATACTTCCTGGCCACCAGGCGCAGCTCCTGCTTTGCACGACTCTTCCGCTTCCCAAGTAAGCGGCGATGTTCCATCATCCGCTTCCGGTTGGCTGGGAAGCCGAATGTCTGCATTTTCATGGCCACTTGCATGTTCGTCAAATAGCTATCGTAGAGCTGCCAACCGTTGTGTTCCTCGTCCAGTCTTTGCCCCAGTGGCTCTCGTAGCCATACAGGAGCATAGCTGTCTTTGGCGCAGTATTCCCGTAGCTGGTGCGGGTTCCTCTTGCTGAACTTTTTGGCTCCTTTCTCGTTGGATGCAGTATGCTTCTCCTCCTTCCAGCGGGGTGCATGACTCTCCTCACACATGATCCAGCCCAGATCATGCCTGCGCCCCGAGGCTACGATCGTGTGTGCCGGGAGGGTGTCCCACGTGTAGCCGCGCGCCTTGATGCCCAAACGCTGGAAGGTAAGGAGGTCGTGGGGCCCATTCTGGAAAGCGAGCGGTATGGCGCGGCTTTCCAATATTCTGACCACCTCTTCCTGGATATGGCGGCCCAAAGGAGTTGTGTGAATAGCTTCGACTCTTCCATGTCTTCCTGCAGTATAGGATTCCCAGGGTACACATACCGCAACCTCGGCATTTGCAAGGCCGATACACATGCACAAATCTCGCAGAGGGTTTGTCCCCCGCGTCTCCACATCAGATCCGACGAGTCCACCGCATTTGCGTATGGAACGCAGTGCCCGAAGCGTAGCATTGTTGACCTCCGTATGAGTTGGTGGCCATTCCCAATCTGGGAGCAGCTTGCGCGCGAGTGCCCAAGCGCGTTGGGTGTGAATGTATGTCGACGGCTTGTATGCCCATCCCTTCTCCCGCAGACAGAACGCTGGGTGGAGAGTGGCGAGCACCGTCAAGCCATCGTAATGTCCCCTCCAACCGGGAAGTGGTGCTCCCGCCCAGGCGAATATGGAGGGCAACTTCTTGTGTGCTGCTTTGGTGTTGTCGCTCATTACCGGGCCGGTGAGCGCATACAGGGCCCTGCCACCGAATGCCAACACCGTTTTTGAACCCGTTGCCGCCAGCTCGACTTTCAGCCGTGGCTCGCAGCACGCGATTGCCTTGCGCCATTGCTCCGGACTCATCTTGAATCGTGGCCGACACATGCAGGCATTGGTGATGTGGTGCCGATTTCTGTCCATCCCAAGATACCTAAGCATGTCATCGAGGAAATCCCCGGATGGACCTACGAAGTAGTCCCCGAAGACTTCCTCATCTGGCCCGGGTGCTTCCCCAACGATTGCTAGCTTGCAGCGGAATGGCGCCTGCGGAAATACTGGGATGGAGTTTTTGAGAGGGCAGGTATCACAGAGGCAACCTAATCGGCGTGGATCCATTGCTATCACCTCTGTGGGAAGTGGTGACCCTGACAGGGAAAAGGAGCCCTCCGAAAAGGAAAACCTGCCAGGGCCACCTGACGTCGCTACGGGAGGATTAGCGACGCTTCCTGATCACATTTGACGCTCCGGTAGATGTCCTCTGGGGTTGGTCCACACCCCGAGCAAGACTTTGCACAAGGGCCAACTCCAAGTAGCCCGAGGACTATTAGCATTCCGAAGAGGCCAATACCCCCTACGCTCACGTTTGCGTTTGTACCCATGGCGTGTCACCTCAGCGACGCTTCTTGCTGGTCTTCTTTTTCTTGGACCGCCGGGGAGCTGGAGCCTCCTCCTCGACTTCCTCTTCTTCCTCTACTTCGTCAGCCTCTTCCGTCTCGTGGGCCGACCAGTCGTAGAGGTCCATATCCTCGGGGACCTCGCAGTACTTGCCGAGGATGTTGGTGTACTGCCCGGTTTTTTTATCGGGCCCCACCTCGCCGTAGAAGTTGGCTGGTAGCAGGATGCTGGCGTCGCCCAGGATGTCTCGACACTTGTCGTACACGAGCTCCATGGCCTCGTCGCGCTTCTCTTGCTCGATGACACTCATGTTTTCATCGCCGGCTTCCGCCACGATCTCGCCCTGGAACACGAGATTTCCATCCTCGTCCTTGTGTGGCATGTCCGGGATCTCATCCTCGAAGCATGCATGCAAGTACTCATGGGCCAACCTAGCTGCGAAATCGGGGGCCTTGTGTCCGGGGACGTCCGGGTTATTGAAGGGGAACCACAGCGAATCGCGCATCGCCGGACGCACCTTGCTGTTGGTGTCTTCCGGATTCTTGAAGGCCACACAACGGACCCGACAGATAATGGAGCCCTCGTAGTCCCCCTTCTCGATCACCTGGTTTTTGGCCTCCACGTGTCCGAAATAGTGCAGGCCGCGTGGCAATGTCTGCCTGGTGGCTGCCTTTCGGATGTCCTTCTTGTTGTAGCTGATATCAGTTGGTTTCGGTACTCGTCGACTCACTTTCGATCTCCTGATCTTTGGGGCGGGCCCCGTTTTTTGATATGTCCTCCAGCTCTCTTTTGATCATGCTGGCGAGGACAGTTAACTCGTTGATCTTAGCCGCTAGCTCATCGTGCTCCTTCTGCCATTTCAATCCTTGCTTGCGGGTCTTCGGTGCCTTGAGGCGCTCCCGGCTGTTTTGCAGCTTCCGTAAGCGTTCCATCATGAGCTTCTCGACCATTGAAAGGGCCGCCGAGAAGCCATCGAGGTAATCGGCGTCACGCCCGAGATTGACCACCCGACCACTCATTGTGATCTCCCTTTCTTGATGATCTCGAACACCTTCTTCAAATCCGGTGGGCTCATGCTATCCGGCAACAGTCCCTCGTAGCGATTCTTTCCCTCTATGTTGTTAGCGTCCGCCTCGACCCCGAACAGGAGGGTGCGTACTATTGCCTTCGACTTCGGTGGGCGACGCACCTGTATACCCATCTGTAGGGAGGCATCGCGCTTGTAGAACTTAGGAGCTTGACCGGTTATGTCAGGCACCATTTCCCCACCACCGACGAGCTTGACGGTCATCTCTTTGTCAGAGTCACCAGTGAATGCACGCCCGTGACAACAATAGATGAGATGGGCGCCGAGTGCTTTCAGGTCCTGTGAGAGGATGGAATGATCGCCCAAGTTCTGCTTGTAGACCTCGTGGTGGTTTGGGTGATTGCGATACTTCTTGAAGTTGTCGTTGAACATGAGAGCATCCAGGCCGGTGATGGTATCGATTACCACCTTCAAGTCCGGGTGCCATAGCTGAGCCACCTTCTCCATGAACTTCTGGATAACGTAGGTGATGCTTTTACCAGTACGTGACATCTCCTTCGCGAAGTTGTAGCGGCGCACTCGCAGGTTGTTGTGTTTGAATCCAGCGCCTGCCCTGGAATCTGCCTCACCCCAGAACATGTCCTCCAGGTCAGTCATCTTAGGCTCTTTACCTGTTGGCTTGGTGCGACATTGGGAAGCAGATACCGCTGTGAAGGTCTTGCCCGCGCCAATCTTACCAACGATGAGCATTACTTCTTGATCATCTGTGTCGTCGTCTGTATAGGTGACTCCATCTGGAAGGCCACCCTTTGCAGTCGATGGCTTCGCCCTGGTAGGCTTCTTTGTTACCGGTTTTGCCATTTTCGAGAGCTCCTTTGTGAATAGTAGTCGGGTCGTTATTATTCGTCAACTGAGAAACGGGTTACTGTGATCGCCGCCGAGTTGAAAATCTCGATGGCTCTTTGATCGCGATACTCTTTGGCGAAGTAAACCGTGCACACGTTGCCGAGGTTGATAAGTCGCTTCGTGCACATAACACAAGGCAGGTGGGTGACGAAGACAATCTTTTCGGCTGAACGTGGCGAATCGCAGTTGATTACTGCATTCTCCTCGGCATGTAGACACCCACAGTTGCCCACCTCGTCGCTGTCGCAGTCATTGGCTAGACCTGACGCATTACCGTTGTAGCCAACCGACAGAACTTTGCGGAAGTCAGTAGATGCGATTACACACCCGACCTGCAAGCGCCGGCACGTGGATCGCTGGGAGAGCTCGTGTGCCATACGCATGTAGATCTGTCTGAATGATGGCCTTTTCTCCGAGGGGGCTTTGTTGGAATGTGGAAGGGCAACGAAACAATCCTTACATAGCAACCGCATATCGGATGTACTACACTCGGTGTACCCTTCGACTAATGGAATCTCTTTGCCACAGGCGTCGCACTTAACGGTGTCGCTTCTCTTTGATGGAGTCCACCTCACGACATCCGTTGTTGGCTCCTTTGGAGTCCAATTGCTGTACCTTATGCAGTCAGCACAAACACTCGTGATCCTTCTCCATCCTAGTGTCTGACAGAAACAAGTATCACACGATCTCTGACCAGGAGCATCTCCCTGTCCCCTGAGCACCCAACTAGGATGATTCCTGTCGTTTATACACGACACACATGGTGAGTTACTAGGATGCACGTTTCTGTATGCACAATCCAAGCATGATCTGATGAGCTCGCTCATCTCACTTTTCCTCCATTCACTCTTCGAGGATGCAGCCTTCTGTGGCACTCAGGGCAGACTTCGTCCACGAACAATGGACATCGATAATCCAAGTGATGCCACACAGTCGCTCCGCGCCGGCCACAATATTCGCACTGACCTGTCTTCTGATATCTGGCCCGGCGCACGGCGTCCCTGGCCCGTTCCTTCATTAGCCTGCGAGCCGTGCGCTTGCGTTTGGCATCATAAGACAGCCAGGATGCTCTGCGTGCCGAGGAAGCCATCAGTCGATCTCCTCCGTGGCGTAATAAGTGCCTTTATCCACTATCTTGCACCTGCCTGGCATTTTGCTGAAGTGCTTTTTCCCATTGATTGTTTCATAGAGAGCCCTAGTCATTGTTGTATAATCCACACAAGAGACACAAGGCTCCTCATTGAACTCCTTGTCGTAATGCTTGCATCCTATGCAGCTGGTAATCATCTTCAATACCTCAAACACCTTCCGGCAGAGTAATGGGCGCAGATCTCGCCCCACTTGGACACACATGCATTCCCGCGGGCCTCGGGAGGCTCCCGTAGGATTGACTGGCTCGCAACCTGCAACAGATTCCTAACCCGGGCTTCGGACGCTTCATCTGGAGGTGGGAGGAATAGCATCCTGAATCTCGGCGTGCTGCCATCGATCAGCATGTTCACCAGGCGGCCCTGAAGCTTGCGGCGTGGATGTTCGTGTTGCCAGATGAGCCCGTACCCTTCGAGCTGCAGGCTCATAACATGTCGGTCGTTCAAGTCCGAGCGATTCTGCGTATGGAACTTGTGGTCCAGGATGTAATAGCCTGGCTCGAGCAGCAAGTGACGCTTGGCCCCCATCTTCGTGGCTTGCGCTTTGGTCAGCTTGATCTCTAAGTCTATCTGCGCAGTCAGCCGGACTCCTTTGGGTTTCCACGGGGCATCCCAGACGCTGTAAAGCTTCTCCACGGCAACAACGGTGAACTCGTTGGGCGGGTACTTCGCCATGTAATGGCGCACCAACCGCTGGGCCCTGAACATGGACTTGGCTGGGGGGCTCCACTCTCCACCCGCGACGTCCTTGTACACCACGTTGTCCAGTACGAAACGCTGGCCTTTGGTGTAGTACTTACCAAGCAGACCGTGACCACAGGTGCCCATCATCGTGTGCTCGTTGTCGCTGGACGTCGGCAACCCCTTCTCGGCGAGTTGCCTGTCGAGCCAGTACCGGCGTGGGCACTCGAGGATCGACTCGTAGGTGGTGAGCCCCATTCCGCTGCCACCGGTGTGCACGGGGATCACGAGACCTCTGGAAGGTTTCTTCGGTGGAGGACTTCTCATAGCGTACTCGCATATTCAGCACATGCCTTATTGGCCTTCTCCATGCTCTCATATGGTCCTTTGGCCGTAACCCAACACTCATCCCAGAAATACCACCCGCTCTCGTAGCGAATGACTGGGTTAGGGCTTTTCTGATCGAACGCTATTGGATCACCTAATGATACCACCTCATACTCATCGAGCCAGTGTGCTCTGCCTTCGTTACTCATGGCTTCTCCCTCTTCGCTCGTCTGTCTAAGCCGCCCACTGTGACTTCATCCTCCGGCAGAGTGTAGTCCTTGTCCTTGTAGAGCTCCTCGTCAGGAACCCACCATCCTTCGTTCTCATCGTCGCGAATGGCACCCTGCTCCTCTGGGTTCGCGCCCTGTTGGAAGCAGCGCCAGAATTTATCCGGCAGGAAGTGATAGCCTGGCTTTTTTGGATCACTCATTTCCACCCTCCCCTCTCCTCGGCGATTTCCACCGTCCTTTTCCAATGTGACCCCCTCTTGTGAGGCACGAAAGGTACTCCAGGTCTGGCTTCCTCTGGTCCCTGCCTACTGGGAAAAATGTCCTCTGTATCATCAGATCGCTCCGTACTCGTCGGCCACGAGCTGGCTCGCAGCCATTTGTTTCAATGCCTGGAATTCATCCTCTTCGTTGTTCACTTCGTCGAAGGCTGCAGACAACTTCTTCTCCGCCGATCCGGCGCTGACAGCCTTCCCAATATCCCTCATTCGCTTCTGCAAGGTCCAAGCGATGCTCTCCTCGACTGTCCCCTGGACCACGAGGATTGCTACGTTGCAGGCCCCGTTCACCCGGTACAGACGACCGAGCACCTGGGACATAGTCCCTGGGCTCCAATAGAGCTCGGCGAGCAGTGCCTGATCGAATCCTACTAGGCTATTGAGACCCTCCTTGACGGCATGCATGGTAGTGATGAGCACCCCAGCCGGAGACGCCAGCACCTCCTCGATGGCCTTTCCGCGCCTCTTTGGGCTCAGGTCCCCGTCGATGTTACGCACCAGAACATTGCGTGTTGACGACCGAATCCGTCCCCCGATCTCCTGCGCCGTGTGCTTCAAGTGGGTCATCACCAGCACATGGGAGTTGTTGATCAGGGCATTCTTGATCCAGTCACAAGAGGCCGACATCTTCTCCGAGGTGAGATCGGCGATCATGCTGTCTTTGAGGTCGGATGCCTTCCTGGCGGCCCGGAAGGCACGCATCACCTTGGCCGATTTACGACTGGCTGCTACCTTGATCGGCGTGATGTTCCACTTAGGAAGTAGATGGCCGTATTCCTCTTTGGTCACCCGCTGCATGACAAGAGACAGGCGCATCTGGAGCTCGCTGGCGAACTCAGGATCAATTCCCTCTGGCTTCAGTGCGGGTTCGTAGTAGACCTCCCCATCCGACGTTTCCACCCTACGCCCGCGCCCATGCTCGTTCAAGACCATCTTGCAGTAGCGCTCCGCAAACGCCCAATGCCCCCCGTACCGGTACGGATACAGGCAGTGGAGTTGGTGTCTGATCTGCCACGGACGTGTCATGATTGGGGTGGCCGTCAACGCAATGCGATGGCCCTCGTGGTTGTTTTCAAAGATCTTGCACACAGCAGCTGACATTGCCGCTTTTTGATTCATGACATGGTGGAACTCGTCGCCCACCAAAGCATCGAATTTGGCATCCTTGAAGTAGACCGCCATGTTGTAGCTGACGACGGTGACCGGTCCGGGCGACTGTGCAACCTCCTTGGCTTGCTTGCCGGTCTCGACCACGGTCACCTCTGGATGGTTCGGCCACCACTTCTCGATTTCGTCGATCCACTGCAGCCTGACCATTGCTGGCGTCACAATCAGCGTCTTCTTCGGAGACGCGGTCGCCAGTGCCTGACAAGTAGGAGGTGTTTTGCCCATGCCGGTGTCATAAGCAAGCATGTAGCCCCTCGCATCGAGGATGTGACCCACTCCCTGTTCCTGATAGCTGTACAGCCGCTTGTCCAGATTCTTGAGCTTGGCACTTCGCTTGCGAATGGGCTTCGTCTTGTCGATGAACTGCAGGCCTCGTTCTAGAGCGATGCTGGCGATCGTGCCTTTCAGCTCTCTGGGGCCGGCCCATTTCCCCTTCCCGACCTCCGGCGCGTAACGACACCCAGGAGCCTCAGACCGCAGGCGCGACTGCAGCTCGCGATCGAAGGGAATCGAGATGGTCGCCAAGTCAGGTCGCCCTGGGTAGTCGTAGAGGACTAGGCTAGGCGGGAACGACTTTGCCATCACTTCCTCCGGACTTGCTTCACGAGCTCCGCCTTCAGCCCAGGATACCGCTTTGCGAGGTCCTCTTTGTACATCCTCGCGAGCCGATTGAGCTCGGCATCCTTGATACTGATCAGGGTTTCTGGCAAATCCCCAGAGGCTATCCCGGCGCAGAGATCCTTGATGCTCGTCACTTGCCCCTTCCAGGTTCCGGGGAGAGCTACATGGGCGTTGGGCTGTGACTCGTACGTGTCAGTTTCCCGCAGCGTGATAGCGAGTGCCTTCTCACCGCGCTTCTCGGCTTCCTTCGCACGTCGCTCGTTCCTGGCCAGCTCCTTCGCCCTAGCGGTGTCATCGTAGGAGATAAGCAGTTTGACAACATGCTGCTTGAGCTTGCTCAACGCCGAAACGGAGGGTTCATACTTGGCCATCACGAGCCGCTTTCCCTCGTCGAAGTGCCGCGTGATCTCCTTTCGGTCGGCGTCGATCTGATCCAGCATCGTCGTGATTGAGTTGTATACCTTGCCAGCCTCTTGATACTCCTCGGTGGTGTCTAGCACTCCCACCTCGTACCATTTGGCGAGCGGTTTGATGCTTGGCTCGACCCTGGCGAGACGCTCCTCGCTGGCCAGCTCTCGTCTGACTTGGGCCTTGGTCTTTCTCTTTTTGACTGTCATAGCTTCATTTCTCCTTTTTCTGATTGATAGGCCTATCAACGAACTTCGTGTAAGCCGTGTTTGGTACTAGCTCGCAGACATCCCCGTCGTTGCCATCCCGATTCAGGGTGATGCTCAGAGTCACAACTTTCGTCTTCGGGTCCCGACGTTCCATGGCAAGGCCTAGATCTACCGTATACTCAATATCTCCCGATTCCTTGTAGCTGGTGGCGCCAGCCCTGTACTTCTTCGCGGCCCCGAAAGTCGGGCGGCGGAGCTCGGAGATGGCCATGATGACAACGTTCTGCCGATCGCGGATCTCCTCCAATGCACGAAGCCATTCGTCGACCTCGCTGCGCCGCTCCCGGAGCTCCATGGGTAGTTTTTGTAGGCTATCCAGTATTACGAGGATGCTCGCTTCCGGGACTTCCTCCCCGAGTATCTCCAACTCATCGATGAGCCGTGCCTGGGACAGACTGCGGCCGCTCATGTAGTAGTAACGCCGGCCAGGCCCCCGCTCTAGCCAGTGCTCGGCGGCCATCATCCTGGCCTCGGCTTCCTCCTGTAGACCAGCCGCCAGCTCTGCACCGGTCACCCGCGCTCTACGCCCTACTAACCTCTTGTAGAATCGCACAATGCCATTCTCCATGTCGGCATAGTAGGTGTAGTTCAGCTTGCCTCCGGCGACATGTCGCTCGCCAATTTGCTGCCCCAGCAGGCTCTTCCCTATCTTAGGTTCCGCCCCGATCACAACTAGGGACGGTTGGACAAAGCCACCATGCTCCTCGTGCGAGTCCCGGAGGAAGTGATCCAGAAGACCTATCCCGGTGCTCATCCTCACGAGTGGCTGCCTCAGAGTCTCTCTCATCTCCGGCAGATAACTCGCGAGGGTCCGCGCCTGTAGCTGCTTTGTCATAACCGATTAACGGCCCCGTCTCTCTTGCCAGCAGTCGAGGCAGATCCAGTAAGCCTCGTGGATCACTCTGTCGCGACCCACCCCATCATGATTGAACCCGAGATCCACGTTCCGCTGATGCGTCGGACAGAATGGCCATTTCTGCTGGCACGCGATACGGGCTCGCAAAATCCTCTCTGCGGCGGCGTCGTCTCTGTCCATCACATCGATGCTCAGCCCCCCTTCGCTCGGGGCATTTATCGAATAGTCGAATTCCTCGAAGCTGTCTGCAAGTTGAAGCTCTGCGAAGGGGAACTTTTTGATTGGTGTCGTCTTCTCGGTCTCCAGCTCCATGGCGACGCCGGATTTCGCCCCCGGGGGCTTGGAGTCTCTGGACCAGACACAGCAGTCGTCGTGCTCTCCCCGCTTGCATTCCCTCAGCAATTTTTGGACATCTTTCGTCACTGGGCTGTGTGGCTTGATTGCTGGGTTTTTGGCCTTGTCCACAATCTTGTCTAAGTCACTTTCCCGCGCAGTTTGCCAAATTGTGATCCTGTCACCCTCGTAGAGGGCTAACCAACTGCCACGGTCGACGAAAAGGAATATTTTCAGTAGCTTCTCACTCATCGTCTTTCCCTTTCTCTGTTCTGTATTTGAGACCTCACGCCACCACATGGTCTTCGGGCGTGGGCCGAAGTGCTCTGGTCCTGCAGTTCGCAAGAATTCGTCAGTTTCTTTGTCCATGTGGTCCCAGATGTTGTCCTTGGGATTCTTCGGATTTGCCCTTGGGGTTGCCTCCGGAGGCTTGGGGAGGTTCATGAGGTTTGGTCCCGACATCTCAAATAGGGACCACCAGTTAGATGGCATGCGCGGTAATACTGCTGGCATCACGCGCCTATGCGCTTCCATTGCCTCTTTCTTGTAGGTCTCCCTGGATATGTGATCCTGCATCACCCTTTTCAAAGTCTCATCATAGATAAACCAGACACTCATCGTTCGCTCCTGACTTGGAGTTGTCTCATCGTGGACTCCTGTGGTAAATTATACTCAAGATGGTTTCTGCCGTGAAGACATACCCCGCCGCTGCTTGGTGCTGCCCCGCCTGCGGTGCGACCCATTGGGCCCGACTGGTCGACGTGATGTGGCCAGAGGCGTGGTCGTGTGAGTGTTGTGGCCACAAAGCACCGCTCGCACTGACAGCCCAGGGTCAGCAATCGCGATACCCAGCAGCGCCGCGCGTCGCCAAGCGATCGCTTCCACCTCGTGTGAATGGCAGTAGGCGTGACCAAGGCTCGTGAGGCCACACCACAGTTTGAATCTCTGCTTACCGTTCGTCATTTTTGGATGCTCTCCTCTGGGCAAGTCGTGAATGATGGGGGCATGATGACTGCGACCACTCCGCGGTGTCGTGTGAATACGCCATCGTACTCAAACCTAAGACCGCAGATGCAGACTACATCAAATCCATCTTCATCTATGTCTCTCTCAGTGCTGCTTAAAATATCCACATGTCCGCATGAGGGACACCGGAAGTTTATGCGAAAGGACGTGTCACTGTAACGCTGAACTACCACCATCACTCTACCTCCCCCTGGGTCTCCTCGTGCAGCTCCAGTCCCATGGCCATCATCGCTTCTCGGCAATCCCAGACATGCTCGTCGTAGCACGAGATGCAAAATGGCATGCCACAAGCGCAGTCAATGACGTCGCCCTCGGCGAGTGGTTCCCAACACTGGCTGCACATGGTCAACATGATTGCTTGCCTTTGCGGGGTACATATTCCTTCCCGTGTCGCTCGTAGATTTCACGGAGCTCCTCCTCTGAGAGGTCGGCTTCAGTCCTTGTACACCTTCGCTCGGCGAAGGATACAGTCACGTACCCAGCATACGAGCCCCACAAGTACCTGGATTGGTCCGGGGTGTAGGTCACTCCGTCCGTGTACGAGTCCTTGCTGAATGAGCTCATCGCGTTCCTGTGTCCTCTGGAGCTCATCTTTCTCTTCTCCAGCATTCACATTCATCATAAGCTTCCATCCGGCATCGCTCGAGCTTCATCCTGGTAACTTCTAGTTCTTTCTTGGTCGAGGTCAGCTCAAATTCTGATGCTAGCCACATGAAAAGTGCCGCCGCGATCATCACTATCAAGGCTGTGATGTTCTTCATGGCTCGCACATCCCCCTAACAGACAACGCGAACGCGCTCTCGACGTTTGGCAGTGGAACCTGCCTGAAGAGCCCCGGGGCCGTGTGATCCATGTGATCATTGACCCCTCGGTGCTCAGCCGTGATGTGGAGGAATCCATGGACGAGCTGCAAGTAGGCAGTCTCACATCCCCGTGAGAAGTCAATGTGCAGCTCCCCTGTATCTTGGTCGTATGGCTCCCACTGTGCGGCGCCGCTGTCGCTGTGCACTGTTACCTGTCCCACGCGCTCGTCCATTGCTGTCTCCACGAGCCCCTTGACGCGCTCCAACTGCGCGACGTCAACGTTGCCATATACACAGACATCGACGGTCTCCCGGTCACACGGGTAACCACAACTGGTCAGGAGCATGGTCGCGAGCACACCGATTGCGATGGCGATGCCAACCCAAGCAATATCTTGCAGGAGCCTTAGGTGGCGGTCCCTCACACGTCCCTCGGCCCACTTCACCGCCTGTTGCACTTGTGACTGAATACACTTCTGAATAGCTTCAGAATGCATCCACCGCTGGCGCTCTCGGAAATCTTGATAACGAGCCTGGTCGTGCCAGTGGTAGGCAATCTGATACAGATTCCAGGGCATGAATCGCTCGCGCTTCTTCCTCGCAACATCAGCCGCCCTGTGCTTGACAAGTGCCCGCTTCAATGGGCATCTCTTTTCCTCAGCTCTCATTCCCCGCCCTCCAGTTTTTCCAGAAGCGCTTCCGCTTCCGCTGCTATGTTCAATGGACTGTCACCGTTCACTAACCGCTGTAACAAACCCAGCATGGTTGGGGCCGCCATGATCAGGCAGATGTTGGCTTTTCGCTCTTCCGAGTTTTTCCCATACACGTCGGCAACTATTTCGTGTTCATGGGATCCTATTACAAAACCCCCATATGAGTCGTACCGCCAGCTTCCTGGTGTGTGTTTAATCATCGTCGCCGCCCTTTCCCTTTCCTCGTCTTGAACGCTCAGCATAGGAATATTAGTGTCCATCCTGCAGTGATCCATCCAACCGCAATACCTAGGAGGAAATCAGTCATCACAGCAGTCCTCGCAGGTGATTGGCTCTTTTTTCCACTTCGCAATGGTCTCTTTCAGCTCCTGATAGATCTCCTCACGTGACTTCGGCATGCCCTCAGCATTTTTGTTGAACGGATTTATAGTCTGGGAAAATGTTTTCTGGCGCCGGCGGTGTTTTCCACATTTACACTTTCCTGACTTGTAGCCAGTCATCTCCACGACTGCGAACCCAATTCTAACCATCGCTGGTCATCTCCTGCTCGATCAGGTCCTGGACCTTCCAGGTTAGCCAGTCCTCCATGTCTTTCTGTTCAGTGCAGTCAGTCACTCCCCGTTGCAGGAAAAGCCATGATACTCTCCCGAGTATGATATCCTCGTTGAGCATCTCCTTTAGCACTTCGAGTGCTTCGATCTTCTGTCCCTTGGTCATCTTCTTTCTCCAATCCTTCACAAGGTTTCAGAATCCACGATCTCGTTGTTTTGTAGTTGTCGAAGCCTCCTCACTATCTCTGGTAGTATCCCATGGAAAAAGGCCGAATCGTAAACAGGCGCTCCTGGACCATGCACATAGGGGCCATGCATGTTCGCTAGGCAATACTCCATGGATAGCAGCAAGTTGACGGTAGTCAGCTCCCTATATGTCTGCTTTTGCCTCGCGGCGAACTCCTGGTAATGGTCAAATTTGCTCCGCTCCTCGGGGCTCATTACGCGTCTAAAATCGACCATTGCCTAACCCTTCTCGGCAATCGCCGTCGCTTTGCCGGCCATTGCCCGTTGTTGCATATGAAAGGAATTGGGAGGTACTGGCCCCTAGAACACCAGGACCACCAACGCATCCCGAAAAAGTGGTAATCTTGCATCTCAACTCTCCCCTTCCTTCAGCCATCCAAGCGCAATCAACTTCTCCCTTGATGCTTTCACAGCGGCCAGCTTCTCGTCCGTGCTCGAAGTCCGATGGATAGCCTCCTGAGTCGCACGACGAGCGCACCGTAGCTTAGCGAAAATCTCCACCCTCCTGTCCGGTACGGCATCTTCGTGCAGCTCGTATGAGGGTGGCTTATCCACGTAAGATCCGCCGGACGATTAGGGCCGCTTGGCGCTTGAGGCCGTACTGGGCGGCCAGCTCGCAAGCACGCCGCAGTTTCTCTTTTCTCCTGAACATCACCGCGTCGTAATAGTTGGCCAACCCTGGGAAGTCTGTTGTGCAAGTCCTCTGGAAGGCTTCGACATAGGGACAATCTCCGCACTCATCATTAGCAACTTTACATAGATCACAAGTGCCATGTACGTGTTTGTACCTATAGATATAGGCCCATCGTGCGACCGTGTGCAGTATCGCTTGTTGACGTGGCTTCATTTCCTGGGCTCCTTCCAACGACTGTCCCAGATCACACTCAACTGTTCCGGTGTCGCATTCAGCAGTATGCCCCAGTTCCACTCGTGCATTAGGTACCCGATCGCATCCAGCTCCCGTGGGGTTGGTGTATGACCCTCCGGAGCTTCCCAGGTCCGGTACTTATTCGACCGATAACCCGTGCCTAGTAATGTCTTGATAGCTTCTAAGCCCCCTCCGGGCCACCGGGCCCGCTGCTCGTCCGATGTGCATACCATCTTAGGACCCCTTTCACAGTTCGATGTAGATGCTCATCAAAAAGCACCACGCGAAGATTATCGTGCTTCCGCAGATCAACATCACTATTGCTCCTTGCAATTCTTTGCGTGCTCGTCCCAACAGAACACACAAACGTTCTGGCCACAGTCACAATGGACGATGTCGTCCTTGGGGAAACTCTCCAAGCAAACGTCGCAGGACTCACTGCGCATCACCAGCCTCCCTTTTCCTCTTTCCACTTATCGACCAAGTCGATCATGTGCATCGTATCTCTGCGTGTGAACCCTACCTGGCTGCAGAGGGCCCCGAAAACAAACTCCATAGGGTCTGATCTGGCCTCCTGCAGTGCTTTAGCCAACGTCGCTTCGAGCCAGTCCTTTGTGACCTCGCGACTGACAAAAGCGATGTTTTCTTCCTCGGTGAAGTCGTCGAATTCCTTCAGACCTTTGTACATCGCTCACCACCCCCTTCTAGCGACGCACTGATTGCACCAGTCCTCTTCCCTGGCGATCTGGCCGTCGCGGTGACGCTTTACCACTACACGGTTCGGTCTTGGACTGAGCTGGACAACGGCCGGTCTGCCCTTCCCAGCCTTTCGGCGATCGTCGACCACTATGCGATGACAATGCTGACACGTGAATGACATTTCTAATTCCTTTCCTTTCGAGATAACCAGCGCCTGGATCCTCCCAAGCACGGAGTCGAAGCGACCTATTGTGTATAGTAAATTCCCAACCGCTTTGCCTCACGGCACCAGTTGTTATACTCCTTTGTACTGATCTGGATTTGAGCAACTTCCGTCGCGGTCTTCACACGTCTGGCGTCGCAGACTGTCGGCCTCCCTCCATATCCTTCATTGATTACTTCAAAAACGTCTCCGGTACCCTTACTATAGAGCACCCACAAGCGGCGCGGATTGCCATTCCGATCGTTTGGTGCACATAGGTGCTGAAATATGTATCCCTTCATTGATCCTCTCCCGAAAGTTGGCGCCCGGCCCTGTAGAGCGCGAGCATGATTACTAAGATGATGAGCTTGGAGATCATCCGAAGATTCGTTGGCTGTTGAGTAGTCGGTGGATACGACGTTTGGTTGCTGCTGTGCAACCATCAACGTGCAAGCTGTATTGGGTCGAGACGCCCGTCTGATGATCAATGTCGTCATCGATGGACGTCCACCAAGTACCCTCGGAGATCTCAGAGTCGCTTGCCTCGCAGATACCAAGATGCCGGGCCTCCGCTATTGCCCTACTCAGATCGCCAGGCTCCCAAGGCACTCTGTAGAGATGTGGATTGGCATCCATATCATCCGCGACAGCCGGGTCGTAGAGGCTGTACTTCCAGCCTCCTGGAGCGTAGAAGCCGTGGTCATATAGACCTCCATCGGCTACTGACTCTTCATCGACTTCTGAATAGGTGAATGCTGTTGTGATCTTGCTCATTGTCTAGACTCCAATGTAATAGGTCCAAGTGCCATCATCATTGCGCCAGAGATCGCCAGCGACTTGTCCTTCGTGAACGGCCTTTTCGTACGCCTCGTAGCTGTCGAAGTGGTCCTCGTACTGCCTGACTGCGCTAGCTATGAATTGGAGCAGTAGGGCGTTGACCTCTTGGTCACTCATCTCGTCTGCCTCATCCCGAGTCCAACCACCAGTAGAGACGAAGTAATCACGGGCCTCCTGCAGATCTTCCTCGGACGAGACTAGGGGATCCTCCTGGACATACATCATGGCACATGCCCAAGTGATCTTCGCAGCGTGCCTGCCAAGCTCCGCTATCGATGCCGAGAATGAGCTGCAGTCGACTTCTTCCACGTATGCTGTGACATCTAACTCCATGGTCTCTGTCTCCCTTTGAGCGATAATGTCTGTAATGCCCCCGAAGGGGCACGGCAGACACTACTTCCCGTCGTAGAAGCGTGGCTCCCCGAGGTGAATCGTGCCGTGAAATGGATGCTCGCGAATGATCGCGGAGTCCATGACGAATCGGCGACCGTCCTTGTCGAAGAGTCCCCAAGTCTTGTGTTTGATGTGCTTGCGAGTCAGCTCCATGTCGGATCTCCTTTTCAACCCTGGCTCATCAGTGCAAGGTGGGCACCCTTGCAGACCGGCCGAAGCCGGTTTCGCCTTGGGAATTACTTCCAGGGCTTAGGCTCTGGAACCTCGAAGCCCCAGACCTTGTTTTTCACGCAGTAGGCATGCTTCCGGCCGTATTTGGAGTTGCCGCTCGGATTCTTCATCCCACGGGCTTTGATAGTGGCTCTCTTCTCGACTAGGGTAGTCTTCTTCGCTCTCTTCATTTCGATCTCCTTTGTAGCGATAGCGCTTCCCAGCGAATCGCTCGCCATGATTGGGTATATTTGTCATATTCGATTCGAGCTAGTACCTTGTCGCCTACTCGAGGTGCGCCGTGAAACTTGAATCTGACAGGTATACCGATGATTTTGCATGTCACCACCGGCATGATACGGGAGACCTCTACCGCGTCGACATATCCGATGATCTGCTTCTGGATTTGCGGACCGTCTTTCATCATCGTCATCATCTCCTGGCGATAGCGCTGCCATACCCTCCGGCCTGAGAGCGGCGGGAGGGCGTGGCAGACTTGGAGCTATTGCCCGGTGTACTGGCGGAGTAGCTTGGTGTACTCGAGGATGGCTTTGTCACGGTTGTGCGTCGGACCGGAGAGACGCTCGCCGTTGACGTAGACAGACAGCCCGCTAAGGGCTTTTATCAACTCGACCGTGAAACCCTTCCCGTGTCCGGCTGCGATCGTCTCATAACTTGCTCTTGCCATCGTCGTCTCTCCTTTTAATGGTGATACTGCCTAGTAGGCCTCCACGAACGAATCGCTATCCGCCGTTCTTATTTGCACTGTGAGCTTTGTCCCGAGCTGCTTGGCTGTCTTGGCGTAGCCACTGGCATAGTCCCGGGCTGTCTGCAACGAGAGAGGAAGCCACCATGCTGGAGACCCGTTGTTGGAGAACTTTTGGTGTCCAGCGATCATCAACGTCCCGTTTTGATACAACCAAATATGGTAGAAGTGATTCATAGTCCCTGTCCTCCTTTCATTAGTAGCAAGGTCTTCGGTGATGGTGAGCAGCTCTGGCGGCACCACGCACCCAGTGCGCCTTGCCGCTGTAGTCATCGTCTACCTCGACAATGGAATAGATCTCGCCTGTGCCGTCTTTGAAAGTGATGAAACGTATGACAGACTCATCATCGCCGAAAGTGA